ATCATATGCAACAATTTCTGTTGGACAAACAAAAGTAAAATCTTTTGGATAAAACGCAATAATTTTCCATTTGCCTGGAAAAGAATCTTGCGTTAGAACTTCAAATGAGCTTTCGTCGTATGACAAAGCTCCAGGTTTAATTCCAGTAACGGCAAAGTTACCAAGTTTATCTCCTACAGTTTTCATTTTTCTCCTTATATATAAGTGGGAATATCCCGTACCCCTGGCTGGAATCGAACCAGCGACCAACAGATTAGAAGTCTGTTGCTCTTCCGCTGAGCTACAGAGGTGTGCGACAGGTAGGACTCGAACCTACGATTACCGAATTATGAGTTCGGGGCTTTAACCAACTAAGCTACTGGCGCTAAGTTTATAGTATATATATTTTAGTTGGCCTTGTCAATAGTTTTTTCAACTATTTGCTGTACATATTCTGAAAAATGTTTTCTTATAGATCCCATTGGCCTTGAACCGTATGAATCCCATATTCTTTTATATTCAACAATATTGCAAAAAGTTGTTGGGCATACAATTATTCCATCATATTCTTTCATGACAGTTGGTAGCGGCACATGCTTGCTACAGCATTTACACTCTTTTGCTTTTTCTTGATATTCGCTCATATTATTTGCATCCTGTCCATTGCTTCTCTTAAGTCTTCAGGCATTCTTGGTGCCCTAATCATATTATAAGATGTTGTATCTGGGTCATTTTTAGCCCCAAAATCATTATCATAGCTCATTGATTCATAAGTATGTATATTTATTTCTTGATTATTATCAAATCTTGTTCTACTAATTGAATTAAATATTGCTCCGCATGTAGCATCCGCTAAATCCTTTGAACCTTTTCTTGGGTGATCAACTTTATCTCTCATAATTCTAAGCTGACATAATTCATCTATAAGCAATGGTATATGCGGACCAATTAGTCTTTCTTCGGCCACAACCATTGCCATATCATCATAATGTTTTTTAGCAACAGATAGAATTTCTGTATTAATGCCGTATTGCTTTAGTTGTTGCATCATATCATGAGAATTCCATCTGTCGAAAGTACATATAGCTATATTAAATCCCCTTGTTTTAAGAGAAAGAATATAATCTTTTACTTCAGTAAAGTCAACAGATTTATCTGGTGTGGGTGTCCAATACCTTACGGCATCTACCTCTACAATAGGGGCTGGTTGTGAATAGGCATCTGTTATTTTAACATTAACCCACTTGTTAACATGCGCCATTGTTACTGCACAATGGTCGTGTTTTTGAGCCAAGTCTACGTGTATATAATATTTTTTGTCTGGATCTGGAAGAAACCATTCTTCAAGTCTTCCAAAATTATCTACAGCAATTGCACCTATATTAAATGCTTTTTCTACTTTTTCTCTTGATTTAAAAAATGCATCAATAGCATCTGGGGGCATGCATGCAAATCTTGAAAGAGCATCTGTTGGGTTTGTATAGAATGCTGTTTTAAAATCATCAATTTTTCTAACTGGGTTAACTTCCCAAGTTGGGCGTTTAAGCGCATAAACTTTAGGTATTTTATAAGATATGATATGGTCTTCTTCCCATTGAATTTCAAATTCATTCCCATCCGTGCCATCTGGAAGCTCCTCATACATTTTAAATTTATGTTCTCTAACTATAGTTTCTTTTTCTCCTATAACAGCATCGTATCTTTGTTGAATATAGTCGTTTTTAAATCTAGGAAATGAAAGTAGAATAACTTTACCAAAATCTGGAAAACGAGAATCTACTGATGCCCTATACATATCATACACCGCACTGCCTGTTTTTGCTTGATCATGCCCTGTTGTATTTTCAATTGCAAAACCAGAAATTTCATCAAGAATAACAACTATTACGTTGTATCCTTCCCAAGCTTCACGCTCAGAGTGACCAGAGTGAACTGTGATGGCTTTATTAAATTGTATTTCAGATGCTTTAGAGTAATATTTGCCAACAAACCATGGGGATTTATCAATTCTACTTTTAAATCCTTTAAAAAAAACATTGTTTGCTTGTTGAGAGTTTATAGCAATATTAATAATATCAATAGAATCTCCTGGAGGTTTCCCGTAATATGTAGCAGGATCTTTTAAGCACAATAATAAATATACTATATATGCTACAGCAATTGTTGAACAGTAATCTTTTCCAGAACCTTTTCCAAGTTGAGCTACTACCTCATTAGCAGTTTGCTTAAATCTAATGTGGCCTTCTTCTTCTCCAAACAATTTTTTTAATGTTGACTCTTTATATATTTGCGAACTTTTTTCAATAAGAGTGTACTGATATTCTGAAAGCGCTGGAAGCCCTAAATAGTTGGGGTCATTAACAAATGTGCGTAAATCTACAGGCTTTTCTTCAAACTCTTCGCCGTCAAGGATATCAATTAAATCAGAAAAATCAAATGACATTAAATGCCTTTCGGTACTTTGATATAGTTAAATAAATTATTTGAATGAGAATATCTAACATCACTTTTTAATTCATTTACTCCATGAAGACAATGTTCTTCTGAGCTATGTATTACCAAGTCACCTTTTCTTGGCTGGTACTCAATTTTTTGATTGGGATAAAATAAACAACCACCATCAAAATCATTAAAGTACATTACTAAACCCCAGATATTATTTTTTTCTAGAGTATATTCTTGTCCTTCAACATAAGATTTGCTTGCCTTTATTAGATCAAGGAAATCATGATTATCAGCATGCAGTCCCCATGTTGCTCCTTTACGCATTCTTACAATGCTAATGTTATCAGCTAAGTAGATTCCTTTTTCTAGCTTATCAGACAGCCTTTTCTTTATTGGAACTAGCTGGTCTATAGATCTATTAGATGTTTTGTGACCTTCTCCAGTAGTATTAAATCTTCCAACCCATTCTTCTTCTGTAAGGGATTTGGCAATATCTATAATAGAATCACATTCTTTTTCTGTAACAAAATTATGATACACATATATATCTTCGCCTATTTTTTCAAATCCATCTTTATTGAACATTGTTTGTAACCTCTGCATCTATATACACAGGCTCTACTATTCCAGTTATTTGAGACAATCTTTTTGCAACGTCCATCTTACACTTAGAACACCCTGCAGTAACTTCTTTAAGTATACCTACAAGTATTTCTTGCTTTCTTTCAGTCTCTGCAAGTTGTGATGCAATTTCTGTATTCTCTAATACTCCTACTGATTGAAGCATTGCTATTCTTTTTGTTTCAATATCTGCTATTAGCTTTAATGCTCCCGCTTTAACACTTAATTGACCCTGAGTATCTGCATCCTCTACTGTTTTCCAGGCCTCTTTGATGAGCATAGCGTAGTGCTGATCTGCTCCAGATATTGCTTCTCTGGCACGGTCACGAATATTGCTATCGTTATGCACAACAGACTTCCACTCGTCTAGGTACTCTAAAACTTCTTTCCTTGAGTACCCAGTGATAGTTGCTATCTGGGTTGCTGAATTGCCCTTTAAAAGCTCTTCTACAACCTTATTCATGCGGTCAAAATGTACTGCTGGCTCTAATTCGCTCATATATAAATTATACCATGTTTTAGTTGACTAGGACTTGTTGGCAATTTTAAGAAGAATAAGGTATCCAATTAGATCATCAATGTCATTATCTCCAGGGAATGCTTTATCGTTTTGAATTCTATTTAATTTATCATCAATACGAACACGAATCTGTTCTGTTGAATCCGCCTTTGAAAAAATACGAATTGGATCAAGAGCAGAATTTCCATAAGATATATTTTTCTTTATAAGCATTTCTGCAGTCTCAAGACACTCCACAATAATTTTATGCCCTGATGGTGCAGCAGTTGCAATTAATTGAAGGTCTGTTATCCATGCTTGGTATCCGCCATCTTTATTTGGGTAATTGCTCATTTTTTTCTTAATAGTCCAAACTGTTGTAAATATCTCTGTATGGTCATAGCAGAGACCCCGCACTCTTTACCTATTTCTGTAACTGTTTTCTTTTGTACCACGTACCTTCTGTATAACCAATCTTTACTTTGATAAAGTTTCATCTTTTAGTAAGCACCTGGTTACTATAATGTGCAATACCAAAGCTATCTGCAACATCAAATCCACA